CTACTCATGCGGAGAATACGGAGACAAATCGGGACGGGCACACTATCACGGACTTATATTCGGGTACGACTTCCCAGACAAAAGACTTGTAAAATATACAAAGTCAGGCGACCCACTGTATCGATCGGAGATACTAGAAAAGGCCTGGCAAAATAAAGGACATGTATACATAGGTTCGGTTACATTCGAATCCGCTGCATACGTAGCCAGATACATCATGAAAAAAATAAAAGGTAATCCAGATAAAAATACACATCCGGAGGCATACGAACTAAATAAAAAACTTAAAGCAGAAAGATATAATCTAGTAGATGAAACAACAGGAGAACTATTCAATATAGAACCAGAGTTCTGTCTACAGTCGCGAGGAGGAAGAAAAGGCAAAGGCATTGCTTATGACTGGGTAAAAAAATACAAATCAGATACGGATAAAGACTTCATTACAATTCGTGGTATTAAAATGAAATTACCAAAATATTACGATTCGATTCTGGAGGCAAAAGCAAAATACGATGGATTAGAAGACGAATTCATAGAAAGAAAATATAAACGACTAAAAGGAGCAATGAAAAACGCAAAAGACAATACGTATGATAGATTAATATCAAAAGAAATAGTTAAACGAGCACAAATCAATTTACTTAAAAGAGATCTAGAGGAATAAAAAATGAAATTAACAGTATACTCATTATTCGATGCAGCAGCTTCAGCATTTTCACAACCTTTCTTCATGCAAAACGATGGTTTAGCCATTAGAGCATTTCAAGATAATATCAATGGTACAGAAAGCACAAACATAACAGAGCATCCAGATCAATTTACTCTTTTCAAAGTAGCATCATGGGACGATTCAGAAGGCAAATTCACACCATACGATACACCAAAATCTTTGGCATTAGGCGTATCACTTCTAAACTCAGACGCACCGCGATACTCAGATAATGAATTAAATAAGATATCGGAAGCACTCGAAAAACAAAATCGCGAATTACAACAACTCAAACTATCAATCAATAACACGCTTGCAGAACAGGAAGCGCCACACATTAAATTAGCGGAGTAATAATAATGAAATCAGTAATGATGCATAAATTCTCAGAATCTCCAGAGATTAAAATAGAAAGATCGTCATTCTTTCAAAGATCAGGAAGAAAACAAACAATGGATGCCGGTAACTTATATCCGGTATACGTAGCCGAAGCATTACCAGGCGACACGGTAAAAATGAATCCGACAATATTCGGACGACTCAACACACCTCTATACCCGTTACTCGATAACATGCAACTCGATATACAATGGTTCTCAGTACCAATGCGCCAACTTTGGGATAATTGGCGAAAATTCATGGGTGAACAAGCTAATCCAGGGGACTCTATCGACTTCACTATCCCGCAAATGGTAGCACCCACTGCTGGTTATGGAGAATCAACACTTCAAGATTATTTAGAAATTCCACCAAAAGTAAAAGACCTATCGCATAGCGCAATGTTTACACGCGCATACAATCATATATATAACGAATGGTACAGGGATCAAAACCTAATAGATTCAGCCGTAGTAGATACAGACAACGGCCCAGATACTTACACAGATTATGTACTTAGAAAACGTGGAAAACGTCATGACTATTTCACATCATGCCTACCCTGGTTACAAAAACCAGATGCAACCTATGCTAATGGTGTAACGTTACCACTTGGAACAACTGCACCTGTCATCGGTGACGGTTCAACATTTAAATTAGCAAGAGGCTCATCAAGTGGAACTGCCTTCAATGTGGCAGTAGATGCACCAGGTAATGTATACGGAACTGCAGGAACAGCGGACAATCTTTACTATCCAGACAATCTAGCGGGTCTAGATGTAGATTTAACAAGCGCAACCGCGGCAACAATTAATCAACTAAGACAAGCCTTCCAGATACAAAAACTCCTAGAGAGAGATGCCAGATCGGGAACCAGATACCCAGAAATCATAGCTGCCCATTTCGGAGGAGTAACATTTCAAGACGCATCATACAGACCTGAATTCCTAGCATCAGGTACAACTTCTATAAATGTACAACAAGTACCGCAAACGTCCAATGATGGAACTAACGGCACAGTCGGAGACTTAGGCGGCTATGGAACACTTGCACTAAGAAACGGAGGATTTACAAAATCATTTACTGAACACTGCATTATCATGGGTATTGTAAGTACTAGAGCTGACTTAACATATCAACAGGGCCTACCAAGAATGTTCACCAGGCAAACACGGTATGACTTCTTCTGGCCAGAACTACAACACATTGGCGAAATGGCCGTTACAAACGTAGAAATCTATGCTCAAGACCCTGCAACAGATACAGGTTCAACAGGAACACCAGATAACGAACGAGTATTTGGTTATCAGGAACGAAATGCAGACTACAAATATAAAAACTCATCAATATGCGGAACGCTAAGATCATCGGCAACAGCATCACTTGATGCATGGCATTTATCACAAGAATTCACAGGAGGCTACCCAGAACTAGGACAAACATTCATTGAAGAAACACCACCAATGGACAGAGTCGTTAAAGTAACATCAGAACCAGATCTATTGGTAGATTGCTTATTCGAAGCACAATGGGCGCGACCAATGTCGCTTAATTCAACACCTGGTTTAATTGATCACTTCTAAGGAGAAGATTATGAATATAACACCTATGACTGTATGGGATTATTATTTCATGTCAATTTATGGATGGTCACTTCATCCTGGTAATCATCAAAATGATCTATTTTATACATTGGAAGAAATGATCGAAACAACAAATCAAATTATGGATTTGAGAGAAAAAGTATTACAAAAAACACCAGAAAGATTCTATGAATCATACGGAGGTACAAACTAATGCCCTGGATAGTCGGAGGTGCAATCATTGGCGGGTCATTGATCTCCGCCAATAGTGCAGAAAGCACAAACGCACAACAAATAGGTGCAACAAACGAACAAATGCAGAACGCTCATCAATGGGAGGTCAACGATCTTCGAGCGGCTGGATTAAATCCTATGCTCTCTGCAGGAGCATCACCACAGAAACCAGGAGTCGGAACATTAAAACAACCGTTTACAGCTAATTCATTTAAAGATTCAGCGGACGCTATAAAAAAAGCATATGCAGAAACAGACTTAATAAAAGCACAAGAGGCAAAAGTAAACACAGAAACAGACGTATTAAAAACACAATTACCAAAGAAGAAATTCTTCGAAAATGTATGGGACGATTTCGCACTTGACCCGTACAACAAAATAAAACAAAACTCAACAGCAACCGATGCACAAAAAGACGGTGGTCGTAAATACTGGGAAAACAGACTAGAAAACAAATTAAACACACAAAAACTCAAGAAACAAAAATCTAAAAAGAAAAAACGTAATATCAAAAAAGAAATATTTGATATGAATCAATTCATGAAAAATCGGAGTCGATAATGCAGAAATCAACATTAATAACAGACAAACGCTTTCCATCAGGTAAACGTGTAAAAACAACAATTCAGTGTAAGGGAGGTTTAACCGAACAAGCACAAAAACAATCAACAGATATAAACTACATACTCAGAGACTATCAACGAACAGGAACACTACAACACGCTAAAGAAAATATTGGAAAGTATGACGATGTAACAATTCAAGACTTCCAAGAAGCAACTAATCTGGTAACAGAAACGAACGAAATGTTCGAAGGACTACCCAGTAATATCAGAAACATGTGTAATAACGATCCGGGACAATTTGTAGAATTTGTCATGAATCCAGCAAACAAGGATAAAATCATAGAACTCGGACTTGCAGAAGGCAATGACGGACTACTAAAAGATGGTATAACACCATCTAACGCGCCGGTAGCTGACTCAGTACCGGACGAAACACCACCAGCATAGGCATATATTGCCATGCAGAAAAGGAGCGCATGGACGCGCTCCTACATATACGGACGTATGCGAAAACTACTATTTTGAGCACTTAGCCCCAATCCTACTTGTTCTAATGGGGCTAAGTGACACCAAAGGGGTCACAAACAACAAATGAACATTAAAAAATGGCTCATTAAAAACAAATCATTAATTATATTTATAGTAGTATTAATATTAATAATTACAGATTGTACAGAAAACATACTAGACTTATTAACACTCATCTAAGAGGGTAAAATCATGCAACGCAGAAAACTATCAAATAAAAAATCACAAAAATTATTCAGAAAAACAACCAATAAAACCAATCGAAAAAATACACGCAGGCCTATGCGTGGTGGAACTCGTCTATGACATGCCATGCTATAAACCACTCACAGGATACAGAGCGCGTCATGTCAACAAAAAAACAGGCAAAAGGCCTATCGTATTC